ACAACTGCTACAGCAATAGATAGTGCTACGCAAAATGGGCATGTTTATGTAAATGGTACAAGTGGAATTTATAATCAAAACGATGGAGCTGCTTTTGTACAAGCATATAGTGCATCATGGGTAGCGCAGATTTATCAAGATTATCGGACTGGACAAATAGCTTTAAGAGGAAGAAATAATGGTACTTGGCAAGCTTGGAGAAAAGTCATTGATAGTAGTAACTACACTTCTTTGATATCTATGGGAAGTCTTAGTGGATTAACTAAAGCTCAAGTAACTACCGCTTTAGGATATACACCACCTACTACTAATACAAATACCACATATACATTTGCTAATGGCACTAATGGTTTTACTGTAACCCCATCTGGTGGAACAGCACAAACAGTTACAGTAACTCCTTCAATTACCAACAATATAACTGGTAGTGGTACAAGTGGTTACATAGCTAAGTTCAATGGCGCGCATACTCTTACTAACGGACCTGCTATTGGTACTGGTACAACTAAATTTTTAAGAGAAGACGGAACGTGGGCAACCCCAACAGCTGTTTGGGGATAAATAAAAATATAAAAGGGAGGTAATTCTATGGAAAACCTTATTACAACAATAATTCAAGACTACACAATAATCCCAGTATTCATAATCTGTATTTGTGTAGGTTATTGCATCAAGCATATAACCGCTCTTGATAAAATTGCAAATCAATTAATCCCAACAATTGTATGTATCTTAGGTGTAATTCTTGCTTGCTGGATGAACAATGAAATTTCTGTAATGTCCATCGCGCAAGGTATGGCAAGTGGTCTTGCTTCCACTGGATTCCATCAATTAGTTGGTCAATTGATTGAACATTATGCAAATAAAGTTGCAAAAGTTGTAACCGTCTGGGAAGACGAAGAAGGTGGTGAAGAAGATGGCGAATAAGGCATCCTCTTTCTGCGGCCATGGCACTCAAACCAATGGAGTTTATGATTCTGGCTGCACCTACAATGGTTACACCGAAGCAAACCTATGTATGAAAATTACCGAAGCATGTAATAAGTACCTCAAGTTATCTGGAATAACTGTAGTTACAGATGCTCCTGGCAATAAAATAAACATGATAGCACAAGTTGCTAAGTCGAATAGCGAAAAATCAAAAATCCATGTCGCATTTCACTGTGACTATTCTCTCGCTCCTTCTGGAACCTTACCACTATATACTTCCGCGGCAGGTAAAAAATTAGCTGGTCTAATGAATACTTACGTGGTTAAAGAAGTTGGAATGAAAACTCGTGGTTTAGGTTATAGAGAGGATTTATATGAACTCAATGCTACGAATATGCCGTCTGTTATCTTTGAGTGCGGCTCTATTAAGGCCGACCTAAAGGTAATGAGAGATAAATATGATGCTATTGGTAAAGCTTGCGCGCATGGAATTTGTAAATATTTTGGAGTTCCTTTCGTAAGTAAAGCAACCTATACTGGAACAATTCCGGTGAAGAACTTACAAGTTGGTTCAAAGGGCGCGCCTGTAAAAAGATGGCAGAAATTCCTTAATTGGGCAGTTAATGCAAAATTAACCATAGATGGAGATTTTGGAGAGTTAACTAAGAAAGCCACAATTAAGTTCCAAAAGAAAGCTAAAGTAACTCAAAGTGGTAAGTTAGATAAAGCAACTCGTACTGCTGCGAAAAAGTTTAAGAAATAAAAAGGCGGCACTTAATGTGCCGCTTATTTTTTAGGAGGAATAATGAAAGTAAAGAAAGTTGGAAAGGAAATACGCAGTCGCGCACCTAAGCGTTTGAACCATTTTACAGTTCCTCAAGGCTCTTGCACAGACCAAAAATATATCTATATAATCTTTGAAAGAAAACCAAAGAATGGCCGCACTCATAGATGTAAGATAGTTAAAATTAATTCGGAAACGATGAAGATTGTAAAGATTTCCAAGGCTTTAAAAATAGGTCATGGTAATGATATTACTTATAAAAATGGTATTTTATATATAACCCATTCAGCAGGCGCTAAGACAATTCATCGTGTTAATGCGAAGACTCTAAAGCAAAAGAAAGGAATTAAAGTTAAAGTTCCAAGCAAATACAAAGGAATCCATGCTTTCAATGGAATTTCTACTTATGGAAAAAAAGGTTTCATTCTTCGTGTGATGGGCGGTGCTAAAATGGCGATTACCGATGAGGACTTTAAAATTAAAAGAGTTTTCAAAACTGAGACTTCTTACAAAACTTCTCAAGGCATGACTACTAAAGACATGACTATTATAAGAGCTTATTCCCATGCACAGAGCGGCCGCAACTATTTGGTAGAATATAGCGTGAAAGGAAAGCAATTAAAGCGCAAGAAAATAGGAATTAAAGGTGAAATGGAAAGCGTTTTTTGTATCGGGGATAAAACCTATGTAGTTACCTATGTAAAGAAAGGAAAGAAACGGCTTGCGTATATTGCACAAGTATTGTAAATAAAAAAGGTCACTTTATAGTGACCTTTTCTTTTTATTTAACGTTTAGTTATGTCTCCGAAAATGTATCCAATACAAAAACTAACTATCGCAAATCCTAGATATACCATAATTTCATTCATCTATCTATCTCCAAAAACTATATCCAATGAAGTATCCAACTCCAAAAACCACATCCAATGGAATATCCAACAATAAAACAAACTATTATAAATCCCGCACTCATTAAACTTCTCTTCATTTTATTCTCCAAAAATTTTATGCCAATCACAATCGTTCTTTGTAATATCATCACGATAGCGACAGAATTTTGGGTGACGGAGTCCTTTCTCTCCATTCTCTCCCGTCATAATTTCCATCGCAGTAATTTCACAAACTGTGCCTACAAGCTCTTTCCAATTTTCTTTTGTCTCATCAGTAATACCGCTCAAATTACCTATATGAACAATTTTCCCATCTTTCATCGCACCGAGTTTCAACGAACCTGCCCATCCGTAGAACCAATTCTTAGTTACCGGAATCACTGGCGCGCCCTCTACATAGGACTTATAAATAGTCTCATGGAATTGATTGAGATAATCAGTAGCGGTGATTTTCTTATTATTTTGCTCATCAAACCAGTACATCCATGACTCTATTTCCTTCCCATTATAAATTTGACTCGGAGGATTGGCTCCTATAATAAAACAATCAATTGTGTCTTGAAGTTCTTTTTTAATCTTCAAAGAAACTCGATTACTTCTCTTTCCAGGCTCATACTTTGCATCTTCATTAGTAATAACCATTCCTTCATATCCATCTGCAAGCAATTCCTGCAATACATCCCAAAGTTCTTTTCCTCTGAAATATAATGCCCATTCGTGATAATCTTCTCCATAAGTGCGCCAATAAGCATTTAGTAAATCAAAACGCTCTGCCGCTCGAATATCAAGAAGAGATTCACCCTCACTTGCAAGTATATCAAAAATATAATAATGAAGCTTATCTTCTTCTTTCTCTTGACGCTTAATTGCTTTCGCTACCAGACAATTCATAAATGATGTGGTAGTTTTTGCCTGCTCATCTCTTGGTAGATAAAGTTCTCCAAGTAAACATGTTCCATTAGGTAGGCTTTCAAAAAACGAATGTAGGTGAGGAACCCAATCAATTTTATTTACAAACTCTTTTTTCGTATTTCTACTGCGCGGGCGCAAATACATATTTCCATCTTCATCTTTCAAGAACATGTAAAATGCTCCATCCCGTTTTTGCGCGCCGAGCCATTCTCCACTGAAAATTTTTGAAGAAGCAAGTTCTCTTTTCTTTTCTGTATCCCAACTATTTGGAGGGGCATAGTATTTCATGGCTTCCATTTCAAAAAAATTAATTCCGTCAATAAATTTTTCCATATCTACTCCTAATCTATTTTACTTTCCCATTTCTGATTCATTAACCAATACATAAATCCCTTCGCGTCAGCTCTCAAAGCGGGCAACTCATAAATATTCCAATATGTATAATCATAATCATAATCCATTACTTCTAAATCTGCATGGTTAGTATAAGTTTGCTTCTCAATCTCTGGACGTCTAATAAGTACAGTCTGTGCATTAAACTCTTTCTTCCAACGCTCAATTTCTTTGGGTTCGCGCACATGTACAAAAAACACCAAATTAGTTGTATCTTTTTTTAATCTATTATAATCACTAATTTTATCTTTAATTTCTTCTACACACCTTTTAAAAGGGGCATCATTATACTCGCTTAACGCATCTTTTAAATCTGAAAGGAACTTCCTACCTTTTACATCCTTTTCTCCATTCCAGCCAATAAGTCTTGCAATTTCTTTTACATAATCAACGCTGGAAACTGAATATATATCATTATTAGCTTCTCTACACCACTTAATGAATTCGTCTTTTCCAACTCCTCCACGGCCATTAATTACTATTATTTTCATTATTTACCTCCATAAAACTCTTCATTTATTTCACCCATTTTATCTCTATTAATTTCATAAGTCGAACATACATAATCAAGAATTTTATCTATTGAAGTAACTTCAGAATCAAGTAATTCTAAATCCTTATCTTTAATGCGCCGTAATTGCTTTCTAATTTTCTTTCTTCGCCACTTCAGCTTTAAGAACTTGAAGAAAGTTGTATTAATAAAAATAGGCTGTTGAGATAAGTCACTAACAATTATCGCTGCATTTAAATATAACCGATGCGTACTATCCTCATCATTATAATCTTTCAATATAATCTTATGGTTAATAGACTGCTCTGCAAGAACATTACCAACAAGAGAGCCTACAACTTCATCACATAATAATTCCATTTATTACCTCCTTTTTTCCATTCTATATATATTATACAATAAATTTTCGAAAAAGTCAAAAAATCAGAAAGTAAAAACTTGAAATAAAATAAAATTTATAGTATAATCACGTGCGCGCCCGCGCGTAATATAAAGGAAGGAATTTGATAAATAAAAAAATTGAAAAAAAATTAAAATTCATATATAATATAAATAGAATAAGAAAAGGAGAAAAAATATGGATACAATAATGGCTTTTAAAATGGGAAGAATGTTTCGTGAAAATAAGCGAAAAGTATTTGATTGGAATAAGGCTGCTTTTATAATGAAAAGAGAAAAAGCAGTAGATGCAAGAGCAGGACTTCTGGAAGATTGGGAGTGGACAGGTGGATATATTCTTATTGATGGTAAACCAACTGTTGATGATTATACCTATCTTGCTTCAACTTGGGCTACACCAGTACTTATTATTGATTTAAAAAAACCTATTGAGTGCTGGTGTTGGGAAGATGAGCATAAATGGAATGAGTATACGAAGTGGCCGCGGTCAAGTCTTGAATTTTTTAAAAAGGTTGATTAAAAATGAGAGTTACAGAATCTGAAATTATAAAAATGAATGAATTGTATTTACAATATGGTACGTATGCGGCGGTGGCTCGTGAGGTCGGACGTTCGCCTTCTACGGTTAAGCGCTATATACAATCTGATTTTCAAGTTAAAGAAGAACCAATTGAACTTAAATCTATTGATTGGGACAAACTTTCAAATGCACCATTAGTAAATATATTTAGTCTGGAGTGGGAAAATGATTGATGTTTTTTATTTAGACTCTTCATTGAGTCATATCGGTTGGAATATAATTCAAAACCATTTAGACCAAATTTCAATGCCGCGGATTAAAACTTCAATCCATGTTTTGGAGGCGCGCCTTATAGGTATGACGTATGAAGAATATCTGGACTTTTGTCAAGATAGCTTGGGCGCACAAGTTGTTCGTTCTGAAGGTCAGAAATATGCACTAATTTATTTTCGTAATAATGAACAAGTGCGGCGGCTCGTAAATTTGTTAAATCAAAAGTTTAAGGAGAGTTATGAATTTTACCAGAAATAAAAACCCACGGTATTTTGAGGAGAATAGAACTGGAACTAATTGTGGAAGTCTTGCTTTCAATATAGAAGAATGGTATGATTTGGAATTAGATATTTATGATGATTACGTCGATATGGAGGACTGGATTAATAGTCTTTATGAAGAGTTTGTCGACCAAAAAGAGTTCTCTGATTTCTATGCAAAACTTTTAGTAAAAATTATTCTGGAAGATTTTAAAGGAGAGATTAGATTGGTAGATTGTTATTCTCCTTTAAAAAAAGATGAGGAATTGATTGCTTTTAGAAGTTTCATAGATTATGAAGTGCAAATGGATATGTTTGGTGAACCTTCATTAGACTATGCAGATTTTGATTATCATTTCAAAGTATTCCGTGATGGAGAATGGATTGAGAAGAATGGTGGTTATGAAGTCCATTCTTGTAGTGAATCTGATTGGGATTGCGGAGATATGAGTTATATTAGTAATACATATTACTTTGCTCATAAAATTTTGACTTAATTTAAAAATTATTATATAATACTTATATAATCGAGAGGAGAAAAAATGGAAAAAGAAAAGAAAATGAGACGAGGAGTTCTTGATATTACTTTCTACGATGATAGAGAGGATGGATGGAATTGTTCTATGAGTCTGAGCAAAGATATTTATTATAAGGAAAATGGAGAAGCGTTGGAAATTGATAAGTTCTATGATGTTTGCGTTAGTTTCCTTCGTGCTTATGGATATGATGATAAGGTTATTGATGAAAATTTTTGCCCATATCCTTAGAGAGAAGGCTTAAAAAATGACTTAATAGTAACAAGAAGTAATTTGACTTTTTAAAAAATTTCGTATATAATATATATATAAAATAAAGGATTAAAAATAAAGGGGCTGAGGATGTAGTTCAGCTCCGCTCGTGGGATAGTAGCTCAATGGTGGAGCAAGTGCCTGTTAAGCACGAGGATGTAGGTTCGAGTCCTACCTATCCCGCCAGAGACTTATGTCTTGGGTGTTCATTTACCATCTGCTAAGTAAATGTAAGCTGTAATACCAGCCGAGCGTCTCTACGGCGCGGCAGTGAAGTATTTCCGTAGAGGGGTTAATGAATCCTATATTCATTCGTATTAGAACTAATCCGTCAAACTAGTCGGTGTAGTTGCGACGCCATAGGTTAGCACCCACGCATTTATAGCGACAAGCCACTATAGTTGACTGAATTCTAAATACTATAGAGAGAACTAGCCTGAAGACCCAGGCCTACAATCAGTAGATACAACATTACCCACTACGCGTTGAATTTCTGCCATAAAATGGGGAGCAGTAGAATGAGTTCGAAGTCGCGCTATTTGTGCGCTATTAGTTCAGTTGGTAGAACACTACACTTTTAATGTAGGAGTCCTGGGTTCAAGTCCCAGATGGCGCACCATCTATTAAAAAGGAGTAAGCCAATGTCAAGAAGCTATAAGAAAAATCCGTGGGTTACAGACCACACAAGAAAATTTACGAAAGAAAAGAAGCGTTTAGCAAATCATTCTTTTCGTCGTAAAATTGCTTCAGACGAAAATATGCCCGCGCGCCCTAAACATAGGAAGTATTCGGAAAGCTGGGATATTTGTGACTATAAATGGCGCATGACACGGGAAGAAGCGATTGAATGGTATTATAGAGTTGGCTATACTTTGGCTCGCAAGCAAAATGTTTATTCTTCTTTAGAAAGGTGGATGAATTATTGGGAAAAATGTCATAGAAGAAAATAGAGTTAATGAGGGTACAAATAAACAAAAGCGAAATGGATTCAATGTCGGCTTAGTCGGCGCCCAAATG